ACTCGTGATGGCGTCCGTGGTGGCGCTGTCCTTGGTGAGTTCGGGGACGGCCCTGATTCTCAAAAAGAACAATTTCACTAAAAAAGTCAAAGGCAAGGTGACGTCCACGGAGTGTGACGATAAGAAATGCAAGGTGTCGTACGAATACACCGTCGACGGGGACGTGCACCGCACCGACGGTTCCGTCGCCCCTCTCTCCCTCAAGGGGGCGAAGGTCGTGGACGTGTCTTACAACCCCGACGTCCCGGGCGAGAACACGCTTCAAGTGTTACCGACTCGCATGATAGGTTTGAGCATGTACGGTATCGCCGTCGTCATCTTTTGCTTGGGACTACTCACGTACGTGGTGACCAAAGAAGTGAAGGGGGCGGGCACGGCCTTTGCCGCGCTGAGTGCGTACAAGATGTTGAAAAACTAAGCCATTTGGTCTTGGACGTAACCCGCCACCAACACGCTCGCGCCGACGACGATGAGATTCGACATGAGTTGATGCTTTTGGGCGATGAGGGCCATGACGACGTCATCGACGGCTCGAATCCCCGTGGGCTTTTTCACCAGGCGTGGAATGAGCACGGCGAACGCCAAGTAGACAGCCATGGTAATGATGACCGGGCGAAGATTTTCGCTATCGAGAAACATTTGTTGTAATTACACACTATTTTATTTTTCGAATTCGACGTTCATGCCTTTTCGCCTTGATGGAATCGGAACACGTCTGATATCGCCAAAACGCGTTCGCGTACTGCACACACTTCGAGTCCGGTGTTTGTGTTTTATAAAAATTCAGCGCCTCGTTCAAGTAATAAAACCATCTCTTGTCTCGGATGACTTCGATGGTCATGATTTATTTCTAGGCCTCCCCACCGATAGTGCTCAGATATAAGTCAATTTGCCCACGAAATTGTGGACACGCCTCGACTGTTTTTTTCGTCGTCGCGTCTTGCACGGCCAAGATGTGCGTCTTAAACTTTTTCAAATCCACCCCCGTCGCCTCGTGAATCTCCGACGGTGTCGCGATGTCCAGCAGGGCGAACAGGTAACCCGCCGCGTAATTCGCGTGCAGCGTGGCCACCAACGGGGACGCGTCTTGTTGACTGGCCGTCGCGTACCGCGCCGACTGTCGGAGGAGTTTATCGATGTTCGAGCGACGACCGCGCTTGCCGTTCTGGGACACCATGAGGGCGACACAAATGGTGAAAATAAGATACACGAAGAGCATACTACTATTACATAGGGAGATTATTTGCGTGGCGAAGCACATCCACATCCGTGATGACGACGCGTTCGGGGGCGTACGCGCTGAAAGCCTCGCGCGCGCGTTCACCGTCTCGGTGCTTGTTGTGCGTCTTTAGTTTTCTGAGGTAAGACTGCGCCGTGCCCACGGAATACGATCTCGGGTGTTGACGGAGAAGCCACCACGCCCGCATGACCCCATCCCTCGTGTTCTGTTTGAGGCAAAACTCCTTCGCCGTCATCGGTGGACCCGTCTTCGGGGAGATCCCCCCGGGGAGGGGCATGTTTCGGAGGAAACGGTCGTAGGCCAAAAACGCTCGAAACTTTTGACCGTTGAAATCGTCGAATATGCGTGACGAGACCACGCGGCGCACCGCGTGCTTGTTGTACAGGTCGACCCCTGAATTCGCGAGTTCACGCAAATACGCGGAAATCGTGGAAGGTTTGTAGTGATTGGCGACGAGGATGTGTTTGAAATGTCTGAGAGCGGCCGACATGGTTACTTACTGTAATCATGGGCCGTCGTCTTTATTAAGATTTAAAACGAGTGTTGAGCATGAAGATCACGTGGCCTAAAATATGTTTCGCGTGTCAAATACCATTGGACGTCGACATAAAATTTACAGACGGTGATGAAGAAAAATACTTTGACGAATTTATGGATTTTTTCCCAGGACCCCCAAATCTACACTACAACGTGTCCGCCGTCCGACGTTTCAATGATGGTAAATTTCACCCCTTGTGTAAGTGGTGTTTCGACCATAATAGGAAAATCGCGATAAATCCAAGCGCAGTCAGGGACAGGGAGATTGGAAAAATCAAATTCGCACCACCCACGCCCAAGGGCACCACGTACGAAGAACTCGCACTCTTCGCCACGCAGATTCAACTGTACGTCAAGACGCGTCGGCGCCATGGCGACCAGTACTTCTGATGCAGAGACTGTTCAAAAACTCACCCACCTCCAACACGTGCTCCAGAGGCCCGATTCATACATAGGATCGACGCAACCCGTCGCCGAGTCGATCTGGATCTTAGATCGCGAAGAGTTTAAACGGTCAGTCGTCGTTTACTCCCCGGGCTTGCTCAAGATTTTCGACGAGATTCTCGTGAACGCCATCGACAGAAACAGTGTGTTCCCGAAGGACGTGACGCGCATCATCGTCGACGTCAACGCCGGGGAGGGATCCATCACGATCACGAACAACGGCCCACTCGGTGGCCTCGCCGTTCAAAAACACCATTCAGAGAATTGCTACAATCCGGAGTTGGTTTTTGGGCACTTGCTGACGTCGACGAATTACGACGATTCGAAGAAGCGCACGGTCGGTGGTCGAAATGGATACGGGGCGAAACTTGCTAATATATACAGTCGTCAGTTTGGGATCGTCGTGAAAGATGGCGTAAATAAATTGCAGTATACCCAATACTGGACGCACAATATGTCCGCATGTTCTCCACCGAAGATTAAAAAATACACCCCCCAACAATCATCGGTGAGTGTGACGTTCACCCCTGACTACGCCCGCTTCGGGATGCCGGATGGTATCGACACGCACTTCATCCAGATCCTTCGCAAGAGGGTGTGGGACGCGAACGTGTGCACGTCACCCAACTGTAAGGTGATGTGGCAAGGTGAGGCCCTCCCGAAGCAAAAGTTTTCAGATTACGCCAAGATGTTTCTCCCCGAAGGCACGTCCGTGTTCTCCGCCGAAGACGACCGTTGGTCGGTGTGCCTGGCACCTTCTCCCGACGGCTTCGAACAAATGTCCTTCGTGAATGGGATTTGCACTTCCAAGGGTGGCTCACACGTGGACTACGTGTCCAATTACGTCGCGAACGGTATCATCGCGGAACTGGCGAAGAAAATCAGATTGAAACCCTCACAGGTGAAGAACACGTTTTTCGTCTTCGTCAAGTGCACCCTCGAGAATCCCACGTTCTCTTCGCAAGTGAAATCCGAGTGCACGTCCAAAGTGGCCGAATTCGGGTCGAGGTTTGAACCGTCGCAAAAAACTTTCATCAAGAACGTGTTGAAAACTGGAATTCAAGATGAATTATTGTTGTTGAACAAATTCAAAGAAATGAAGGAACTCAAAAAAACAGATGGAGGTGCGAGGAAATCCAAGATTTTTGGCATTCCCAAACTGGACGACGCCAACAAAGCGGGGACGAGTAAATCCAAAGAGTGCACGCTCATCGTCACAGAGGGAGACTCCGCGAAGACACTCGCCGTGGCCGGCCTCTCGGTCGTCGGTCGAGACCTTTGGGGCGTGTTCCCACTCCGGGGGAAGTGTAAGAACGTTCGAGACGCCTCCGCATCCTCTCTCACCGCAAATAAGGAATTCTCAGACTTGAAGAAAATCTTGGGCCTGGTGCAGGGCAAGGCGTACACCGATGTGAGCGAGTTGCGTTACGGGCGTCTGTGCATCATGACCGACGCCGACGTGGACGGTTCGCACATCAAGGGTCTACTGCTCAACATGTTTGAATACTTCTGGCCGTCTCTGTTGAAGATTGGTTTCGTGGTTTCCATGGTGACCCCGATCATCAAAGCCACCAAAGGGAAAAACGAAATTTCCTTCTTCACGGATTCGTCGTTCAAGAGTTGGTTCAGCACGCACCAAATTCGAGGGTGGAACATTAAATATTACAAAGGGTTGGGGACGTCCACCTCCGCGGAGGCGAGGGAATATTTCAAGTCCATCAAAAAACTTCTCGTCTCCTTCGACGCCGACGAACGCACCAATCAGTCTTTGGTGTTGGGGTTCGACAAGACGAGGGCGGACGACCGCAAGACGTGGCTTCTTCAGGCCGCGGCGAAAGCCCCCCAAGAGTTGGAGGTGCCGTACGGACAGATTCAGCGACTCGACATCTCGGATTTCGTGCACAGAGATTTGGTAAACTTCAGCCTGGCCAATCTTCGTCGAGCCATCCCTTCGATGGTCGATGGGCTGAAACCGTCTCAGAGAAAAGTCATACACGCGTGCCTCCAGAGAGGGCTTACGAGTGAAATGAAGGTGGCTCAGTTGGCGTCCTACGTGAGCGAAAAGACGTGCTACCACCACGGAGAAGTGTCTCTGGCCGAAACGATCATTAATTTGGCGAATGATTACGTCGGGTCGAATAATTTTAATTTACTCGAACCGTGTGGACAATTCGGCACCAGACTCATGGGTGGGAAAGACGCGAGCGCGACGAGATACATCTTCACCAAACTCGCACCGGACACGAGAAAGGTGTTCGATCAGAGGGACGACCCCGTGCTCTCCTACGTCGAGGACGATGGGAAACGCATCGAACCGGAATTCTTCGTCCCCACCCTCCCGATGATTCTCGTGAACGGCGCAGAGGGCATTGGCACCGGGTTCTCGTGCAGTGTGCCCCCGTTCGATCCAGAGGTGTGCAGGGAGAACATTCGTCGCGTACTCTGTGGACAGCAATTACTCAAGATGAACCCGTGGTGGCGTGGATTCAAGGGTGAGGTGTCTCATCACGGCGACCATTGGATCGTGAAGGGGTGTTGGGATGAGGAGAGCGGGGCGATCACCGAACTCCCACCGGGGGTGTGGACGCAAACGTTCAAGGAACACCTGGACACCATGGTGGAGGCTAAGAGAATCACCTCCTACGTGAACAATTCCACCGTGGAAGACGTTCGCTTCACCGTCGTCGGGTGGAAGGGTGAGGATTTCGCCTCAGATTTTAAACTCGTGAAAACGATTCGAGTGAGTAACATGCACTTGTTCCACCCACACCAAGGTATTAAAAAATACGAGAGCCCAGAAGAAATTTTAGTGGACTACACCCACGTGAGGCTTCACTACTACAACCTCCGAAAGACAAATCTCATGCACGAACTCACGGCCAAGGCTGCCGTCCTCATTCACAAAGCCAGGTTCGTGTCCATGGTCATCAACGGCGAACTCCACGTGTTCAATCGAAAACGCGCACACGTGGAAAAAATGCTCGTCGACTTGGGATTCCCGGACACGGAATATCTGTTGAAGATCCCATTCGAACAAACCACGGAGGAAGCGGTGAAGAGCATGCACACTCAGGCTGCGGAGGCGCAGAGAGAAGTGGAAGTTCTCCGCGGGATGACCGCCGTGGATCTTTGGAAAAAAGATGTTGGTTTACAGTAGAATGCCCGGAGAAGCCGCACGCGTCGCCCTCGCTTCACTGTGTGGTAAACAGGACACGTATTTAGTGTCCAAGGCTGCGAAGGATTCGCCCTTCTTCTTCAACGGTCGAGAACTTAGTCACTCAAACTTTCGTAAATATCACAGAAGCAAAACCGTGTACAACCCGAACACCGACGCGAATTGGCCGTTCGGGCAACAATCGATCAAAGTGCGCTTCGACCCGATGCAAATGGGCGACCTTCTGACGAACATGTGGGTTCGAATCACCATGCCCGGGTTGGCGTCCACGAACGACACGTACGCCGATCAATTGGGAAGACACATCTTCAAAGAGGTGAGGATGCGCGTGGACGAGGTCGAGGTGGAAACGTTCTACGACGATTGGGGGATGATTTACGACGAGTTGTATCTGGAGATGTCTGAAAAAGTCGCCAATCGATTCCTCGTGAACAGGTCGCTCGCTTACGATTCGAGTGACCTCAACAGCACCATCTCCACCTCGGAGACCGAACTCTTGATCCCCCTCAACTTTTTCTTCTCGAGGAAATACTCCGGGGACGAGTACGCACAGAACGAACCCGATAGACCCTATTTCCCCGTGTGTTCGTGTTACAAGCAGAAGATTGAATTCGAATTCGTGTTTCACAAACAAACCTTCTTCACCGATACCTCGAAAACGTTGACCGTGCCCAAATTTCACGTCATCACCGAGGAAATCACCCTCGAGTCCGAGGAGCGCATGTATTTCATGAACAACGCGCAGACGCTCGTCACCGATCTCGTGTACCGCCACCCCTCCGCACAGACGGAGAAAGGGAAGACGAGCCTTCGCACGAATCTCGTCCCGGACCAACCCGTCAAGGTGCTTCACTGGTTCTTCCGTAACTCGAAATTCGAAGACGAAAACATCACCGCGAACGGTGAAACCGAGGAGGGTGAACTCTACACCCAAAACAGGTTCAACTTTTCCTCCAACGTGAATTTCGATCAGGTCTACTCTTTCTTCGCACCAGTGATGGATGAGGCGAAATTTTATTTAAACGGTGAAAAGTTTCCTAATTCGACGCAGACCGGACACCTGTATTACAAATATCTCACCACCATGCGGCGCTACTTGTCCCGCCCCTATCGGAACGTCTACACCCACTCGTTTGCCGAATTCCCACGAAAGGCGCAGTTCTCCGGACACCTCGACTTTTCCCAACTCAAGGGGAACAAAACCGCGGTGGAATTTACGTTCGAACCTTTGAACGCGGCCCAACAGGCCCTCCTCGCGGACGATGTCTACACAATGCACATGTACTACGTCGGATACGAGGTCTTCGTATTCGAGGGAGGGAAAATGCGCAAACTTCTCCAAAGTGAGGAAAAGGCTCGCGGGGGCGACGAGGGAGAACCACCGCGAGAAGAAAATCCTGAGGAAATGCCAGAACCACCGACTGGGCCTCGAAAACCGACGCCGATTCAGACCTCGGCTTTTTGGAACAGCGTTAAGCGATTCGCCTCGATGTAATCAATAATCTTAGTACTAATGCACCACTTGATAAAATTCAACTGCGCGATCGTCGTGTGTAACTTCTCCCCCGTCCCAGGGACGAGGTAATCGAACTTTTGCGCGCGCGCGAATGGGTCGAACAACGTTTTCGAGTACCCGTTCAGAGATGACTTGTAAAGGC